CAGGCCACGCAAAGTGAAATCGTTCGCGTAGCAGCTGCCGACGCTAGAGCCTTCACTTGGTCGCCGCTAACGAGCTGCTTGGGGTAGGGTAGGGGTGCGGGTAGCCCAGCACCGCCGTTGAGGCCTGAGACGGGCGTAGCGGCCTTAATTTTGCCAGCCGACATGATGGCGCAATAGCTCATGTCGTTCTCGGCAGTAATTCCCGCCGCGACGCACACATGGGAGGCGAGCGTCTGAGTGACGAAGGTTCCTGCGGTTTGAGCTGAACCGACATAGTTTTGGTCGGTTTGAATTTCTTCCTCGGTTCCCTCGGCAATATCGGTTCGAGCGAGGGGGCAAACTGCGCCGCCCCGCATAATCAGCTGTCCGTATGCATCAACATCCGCCATAATCTCACATCCTCACGCCGGGGCCGAATACAGGCTTGATTATGTCGCGTGTGACCATTGAGAGGGGTCGCCTTAGCAAGCGGCGACCAACGCGAAATCCGATATGCGTAGTGAAGCCAGCTATGCTCATCGGAATTATGTTGCTTTGGAAGTTGCTCGCCATTTGGTCGATTGCGAGCGTTGGTTGGCTCATCAGATCGCCGAGGCTGATCTGTGAAGTGCCGACTAAGCTCGTTCCCGTTGTGGAAGCTACGCCAAGACCGCCGTCATAGACGGAGCTTGATTGACGGTAGCCCAAATCGGTGTCGCCCGAGAAGAAGTCCCATACGCCCCCTCCGGTCGTTCCCATAGCTAGGATTTGAGCGTAAGTTAGAGCTTCGAGGCCATTCAGTAATGACCAAGTTTTCCTTCGTCGAGAGCGTTTCTTCTTTCGAGGCATAAGTAAAGGTGCGAAACTAGCTCGCTAATCAAGTTTTACTTTTTCCTCGATGAATTGACCGCCCTCAGATCGTGGAAGCTCTTGGACTCGATTTGCGAGCATTGTAGCTATAGCTTGTTGAATAGGATTGGGGGGTTCAAACCCGCCGCCGAATTCCTCGACGAGTTTCGCTATTGTTGCAGCTAAGCGACCGTCCAATTCCTCTATTCCGATGACCACCGCTGAACGGAGCTCGACCAACCCCCTCAAGACGGCCAAAACTCCCACTAGAACGAGGATTAGTAAGACTAGGTTCCAATCCATATCCCCTAACCGTCCCATCACGGCCCTTAAAGCTTCATTTTGGGGGTAGTAGTAGTAGTAGTAGGGTTGTAGTAAGTAGTAGTAGTAGTAAGAAGTGATAATAACACCATAACTAGCACTTGGTTATGTAGGTATTATAAGTTGGAGCCGTTAGGAGCGGTCATGGCGACCACCCGCGCGACCCTGCTCTATCAAGAAGCCAAGCTAGCAAAACACCCCGGCCCATGCGGCCCCATAGCCCTCTCGGTCTTGACCGATGAGAGCTACATCGATGTTCTCGGCATCCTCGAGGACATCGAGGCCGACCACGACCCTAAGAAGGGGGGCCTATACACCAGCGACATGATGCGCGCCCTCCATCACATGGGCTACGAGATTGTCGACCGCACATGGGAGGCCCGGCAACTCGGAGCTAAGACCGTGAGCTCCGCGAGCTGGATGATGAGGGACGGCCACATGAACGAGGGTCGCTTCCTCATCCGCACCCGAACCCACTTCGCGGCCATCCGCGACGGCATCATTCACGATTGGTCTAACTCAACGAAAATGCACATCCGCAGCTTCTATCAGATCAAGAGGCGAGCATGATGGACTCGAGGGTAATGAAGCGCAAGCTCAAGCGAGCGATAGCTAACTACCTGAACGACTACCGTTCGTCCGACTTCGCATCCACCATACGGCTCGAAGTCTTGGGTCGTGCTGCGGTAAGCCCCGCGCATCAAGAGCGATACGGGCGCGTCGTTGACGAGCTAGTGAGGGAGCTGAAATGACGGAGCTTGACGGAACGGAATCACTCGCAATATGCCCCGAGTGCGAAGGCTGGATTTGGATTGCCGACGCTAACGGGGAGCTTCACCTCATGCGACTCGGAGAAATCCCACTCGATGAATGCGCAACTTGCACTCGGGTTCACGAGGCGGTGAGCTGATGGCTCAGGACAACAGCAAGCCCATTTTCCTCGAGCTCTTTTGCGGCACGCAGACCATGACCAAGACGGCGAAGCAAAACGGCTTCCAAGCGTTCAGTATCGACTACGACGAGTCGTTGAACCCCACACTTTGCGCCGACATTCTCGACCTCACCCCGGAAGCTATCATCGAGCATTGTGGGGGTCGTCCGACCGTGATTTGGGCAAGTCCCGATTGCACTCAATGGAGCTATGCCCGAGGCAACAAGAACGAGTTCTCGAAGGCAAACAAGGGCAAGGAGCTCTCACCCGCAGCACTCGCCGCCATCGATCTGATAGACGCGACCCTAACTCTCATACGAGAGCTCGAGCCGAAGTATTGGTTTCTCGAGAACCCCCATCATGGAGCTCTCAAAGAACAGAAAATGATGCAACAGTTCCCGCATATCGACATTTACTATTGCGCCTACGATTGGCCAGCTCAGAAGCACACTAGGATATGGGGCGACTTCCCCCCTCAATGGAGGGGTCGGACGACCTGCTCGCATACCAACCATGCCGAGGGTGTTCAGTCCACACAAACAAATGCGCGAAAACGGGCTGAAATCCCGGTTTTACTTTGCGAGGAAATTTGCAGCTCTCTCATACTCGCAGCTATCGTAGGCAATCCCAAGCGGCCCACATTGGAGGACTTCTGAATGCGCTTCTTCTGTCGATACTGCGGCATTCATTGGGACTTGACCGAGTTCAGCGAAATAGAGGCCATTCAGGCCACTCAATGCTACATCACCGTTAGAGGGGTATGCCATGAGCTCAAGGCCGTCAATCCAAGCGGAAAGGGGTCAGAATGACCGACCGCAAGACCAAGCAGAACATCACCACCGTCAGCTTGCTTGATACTTGGGAAATCAAGCAAAATCTGCAACGCGAAGGCGGAAACTTCTCTCGCTTCGTTCGCAACTGCCTTCGAGAATGGGCGCGCTATGAACAAGAGATTGAGTGCTTCCAAGAGCTTCACCCAGATCGTGTGCTGAAGTGCTTCCCTCGAGATTCTCGGTTGTGCGTGAAGTGCTGGCCCGATGGCCCCCCGAATCGCCACGATTGGGACGAATACGCCGGGACTCACGCCGGAGCTCCGGGGAGCTTCCCAACCGATGAAGAAAAGCGGCGAATTAGCCACTTCTTCGAGAATCACGAATGGGTTGAGGGTCGCGCGCGTGAGTATAACGGAGCTGAGGGGGGCGACAATTGGACGGTCAAGGACTTGCCTTGGCGTGGACGACCCCCAAAGGCTCGACAAGTAAAACGCGGAATTTGGGCCAAATTCAAGGATTTACTTTCATTTGGCTAGAATCCACCGCCACCACCACTCGAGGCGTTCGGCTCGTAGCCACTCCCGAAGTCGGGAACATTCGTTCCCGTGAGGGCTTCATACAGATCGATAACGCCCCATAGTGGGCCTCGAGCTATCGCCCCGGTCACGGTATCGACTCGTTCCCGTAGGATTGTCCCAGCTGCGAGTGCTGCTTGGTATTGGTCATACCAATCCTGAGCGAGATTGATGCCTTCCTCGAGGGCGGGCGGAATGTAAGTGAAGCCCAAGTAGGCGGCGGCAGCTGAGAGAATCAGAAGCATGGTCGTATTGTCGTTGATGAGCTCAACGATAGGCTCCGTAGTCCTGTTGAAGGAGTAAGCGAAGGCGACATCGCGTAGGAGCTGACGCTCCGTTTCTTGCAGCTCTATGCGGTGGACTATCACTTGGTCGGGCTTCTTCTTAGGCATCAGATCATCACTCGCACTCGAACCCGCCAACGCGCACCCCGAAGTCGGCGGTGCTAGCTGCGGTCACGGGCATGACGGCGATTGAGTATTCGGGAGGGATGAACCAATGAGGGCCGCTTGACCGCTGATATGAATTCATCAGGGATATAGGGGAAGCTATCGTTCCTAGGTTGCCCTCAATGTTGCCTACCATTAGCGGGATGCAACCGAGAATATCGGCGGGGCCGAGCGTCCCGTTGAGGGCAAAGTTTGGGGGGACGAGCATGAAGGTATAGTATTCGCTTGCGTCCCCGCTCCAATAGCCCCCGCATGTAATCACAACGGGCTTATCCTCAGCTGTGAAAACCTCCCATAACTTGTTGTTATCGGAGCCGCCAACGGGGATTCCCCCCTTGCTTTGCACCCACTTTCCCAGCTTATACACTATCGGCCACCCGCCTGATTCAATGCGCGAACGATAGCGTCGTATCGCTTGTTAGTGATGCATTCGTAATCAGCGAGTTTCCGAGCTGCTTTCTTGATCTGGGACTTCTCCCCGACACTAGCTCGCTTGAGTCGGGCCTTCGCGCTCTTGCTTGCCTTTGCCATCGAATCACCCTCATGCGTCTGTCGATACAAGCGCGCGGGTGTTGAGAGCTACGGGACAGAAACACGGCTCGTACTTGCCGGAATCAACCGCCGGGTCGTTCGGCGTGACGCTTGCGATAGGAGTTCCCGAGCCGTTCACGAAATAGACGGGACTTGAGAGATTCGCCGCGTTGTTGCCGCCCATGCTGAAGGCGTGGGTGATGGTGCGATTCTGTAATGTCGCCCCGACCCCGAGTCCCGTCAGGATGGACACTAGCTCGTGGCCAGCTGCCGCAGCACCCGAGGGGGTCACGGTGAATATGTGATACTCGCCGTTCGAGCAGGCCACGCAAAGTGAAATCGTTCGCGTAGCAGCTGCCGACGCTAGAGCCTTCACTTGGTCGCCGCTAACGAGCTGCTTGGGGTAGGGTAGGGGTGCGGG